GACCCAAAACTGTAAAGTGAAGTTCAATGGAGAAGTTCTCACCAAACAAAATTTTGAAGCCTATGCTAAGATGCACGAAGGTGTCGAAGAGGTGACTTGTGTCAATGGGGATCGGTGGTCCGTGTGTATCGGGCCGTCTACCGATGGGATGGAACAAGTCTCCTTTGTGAATGGACTCTGCACCAATAAGGGTGGTACACACGTTGACCACGCTGCGAACCTCATCGCGAATGGTATCATCGATGAGATGGCAAAGAAGATTAAATTGAAACCTCAACAGGTGAAGAATACCTTCAACATATTTGTCAAAGCAACCCTTGAGAACCCAACCTTCTCCAGTCAGGTGAAGTCTGAATGTACCTCGAAGTCTCCCAACTTTGGGAGTAAATTTGAACCACCCAAGAACTTTATCAAAAATGTTCTCAAAACTGGCATCGCCGATGAACTCCTGGCACTCTCGAAGTTCAAGGAGATGAAGGAACTCCAAAAGTCTGATGGTGCTCGTAAGTCAAAGATTACTGGTATTCCCAAGTTGGATGATGCCAACAAAGCAGGAACTGTTCACTCTGGTAAGTGTACTCTCATTGTGACAGAGGGTGACTCTGCGAAGACCCTCGCGGTCGCAGGTCTCTCTGTTGTTGGTCGCGATCACTATGGTGTATTTCCACTTCGTGGTAAGTGTAAGAATGTACGAGATGTCTCTGTGGCGCAGTTGACCTCCAACCAGGAGTTCAACGACCTCAAGAAGATTTTGGGTCTCCAACAGGGTAAGGAATACACGAGTGTCTCCGAGCTTCGTTATGGACGCTTAATGATCATGACCGATGCTGATAATGATGGGTCTCACATCAAGGGTCTCATCCTCAATATGATCCATTATTTCTGGCCCAGTCTTCTCAAATTGAACTTTGTGGTTTCTATGGTGACACCAATCATCAAGGCGACCAAGGGTTCTCAGATCAAATCATTTTACACCGATTCCACTTTCCGTACCTGGTATGGTGACGGGAAACAGGGTTGGAAGATTAAGTACTACAAGGGTCTCGGTACTTCGACGAGTGCAGAGGCTCGTGAGTACTTCAAGAAGATTCAAGACCTTACTGTAAAGTTTGATGTTGATACGATGACTGACGAATCCATCGTCCTCGCATTTGACAAGAAAAAGGCGGATGCTAGGAAGTCTTGGCTTTTAGAGAACACAGCGAAGGATGCTGATCAACTGGAAGTTCCCTATGGAAGTGTAAAGCAATTGGACATCTCTGATTTTGTACACAAGGATCTGGTGAATTTCAGTCTCGCAGATCTCAAGCGGTCTATCGCACATATGGCGGACGGTCTCAAACCATCACAGCGCAAGGTGATGTACGCTTGCTTCAAGAAGAACCTCAAGGATGAAATGAAGGTTGCACAATTGGCTGCATTTGTTGCAGAAAAGAGTGCTTACCATCATGGCGAAGTTTCCCTAGCGGATACGATCGTAAAATTGGCGAATGATTACACAGGATCCAACAACATCAATCTTCTTGAGCCATGTGGTCAGTTTGGAACGAGGCTCATGGGTGGTAAGGATGCGTCCCAGACGAGGTATATCTTCACCAAGCTGACAAAGGAGGCGCGAAAAATCTTTGATCCCAGGGATGACGCAATTCTTAATTATCTGGATGACGATGGTCGTCCAATTGAGCCAGACTTTTACATGCCCACTCTCCCAATGGTCCTCGTGAATGGGACTGAAGGTATTGGTACAGGGTTCAGTTGCTATGTACCCCCGTTCAGTCCGGATGATATCAAGGATAATATTAAGCGCATTTTGAGCGGTGATGAAATTGTCCCCATGCGACCTTGGTTCAGAGGTTTCAAGGGAGTTGTCCACAAGGAGGAGGATACCTGGATGATGGAAGGTGTCTGGAATTGGTCTGGAAGGAATATCATTGTGACTGAACTTCCCCCGGGTCGCTGGACGCAGGATTATAAGGAATACCTAGATGGTCTCGTTGAGAAGAAGTTAATTGGGGGGTTTGTCAACAACTCAACTACTGAAGATGTTCATTTCAAAATCATGGACTATGTAGGCAAGGATCTCCTCAAGGATCTCAAGTTGAGAAAAACCTTTCGCGTCTCCAACATGCATCTCTTCCATCCCACCAAGGGTATTCACAAGTACGAGAGCCCCGAGGAAATTCTGAAAGATTTTGTGGAACTCCGCCTAGACCATTATAAGAAGCGGAAGGCGCACCTTATCGATGTACTCGAAAAGAGGGCTGAGATGTGTGATCATAAATCAAAGTTTGTGTCGATGGTGATTGAAGGAAGGTTGGTTGTCTTCAAAAGGAAGAAACAGGATCTAGAGGAGGAGATGTCTACGATGTTTCCCAAAATTGATGGAAACTTGGACTATCTCCTCAATATCAAGACAGTTGAGTATACAGAGGAACGCGTCAAGGCACTCATGGATGAAGCGAAACAGGCGAAAGAAGATTTAGAAAAGATGATGAAGACAAGTCACGTGACGATGTGGAAAATGGATATTAAAAATATGTGAGCATTAGATAGATATGGGTGAAGCTGCTAAGATTTCCCTAAAGGCTATTGGAAAGCAAGATACACACCTGCTTTCCAAAGACCCAGAAGATTTACCATTTAAATACAATAATAGTGATAGACATTCGGAATTTAGAAAATATCACAATGTACAGAGAGTAAACGCAGATATTTCTTCAAACTGGCCGTTTGGTGAAACGGTTCGAGTTGAACTGGATCCAAAAAACATGGGAGACCTACTTAATAACGTATGGATCCAAATGAAACTACCAGATTGGAATTTTCAAGATATTACATTCAACGAGACAGTTCAAAAAGTTTTATTTGGTGGTAAAACCTTAGCGGAATATGGTTTTGAGGGAGAAACTGAATCGGAACGATTCAAGAAATGGTGGCTCGCTGGTGCTCCAAACGTGGTTGGTATTACTCTCCCACTCTTTTCGTTTCCAAATTTTGAATCTTTCCGGTCTTTCGAACAACAATTTAATAATTTACTTCTGACGTTACTTCCATCGGAATTGTTTACAAATATTCCTCCTATTGTACTATTCAATCTTTTAGGAATTGTAGCCGGAGAAATAGCTCCCGGTGAAGAATTACTCATTGAGTTGGATATAGATAGATACAATACGTCAATTCCTGGTAACATAATAAAGTTCCTAGATGGAACCAAAGAACTCACTAACCTAGATAGTATCCAGGAAATAGTTCAAACTCAAGCAGATGCGGAATTGTTTGCCCTTCTCCCAGACATTGTCAAAGAAATTGTTCTGGGTACTGCACCCCCACCTTCATTCACGTTACCTGAAATTGCAAACTGGGCGTGGGATCTTCAGTTACTTGGTAGGAAGGTAATCAAAAATGTCAAATTTATCGTGGGTAATCAAACACTTGAAGAAATTTCAGCTGATTGGTGTATCATCCATGACAACATGTACACAAACGATTCACAAAAGATGTCTGCGAATACACTCTACAACAGAAACATTGTCGGTGGTAAGACAGCTCAGCCATCTGGCCAAAAAGCAGCACAGAGTAACGAACTTTTTATTCATATACCATTCTTCTTTTCACATAATTATGCCGGTGATGTCTATCAAGAGAACAAACAAGAGAAGGCTCCATTTCCTTTGTGCGCTATTCACAACCAAAAGATTACTTTAGAAATTGAATTTTTCAAGCAGTCTTTCTTTACACTATACAACCAGCGGACGGTGGACAATTTAAACACACGCGGTCTACCAGTGACACCACCAGTCAAGAAAATGCCTAGTTTCAATATAGTGACCGAAGAGATTAAACTTTCTCCAGAAGAACGTTTGTATTTCATGCGACCTAACCAAGAGATTATGTACGATTTTGTATTTAAACACTCCAGTATCCCACTCGAACCAAGTGGGAGAGAATTTGTCGTACAATTGGAGCCCAATGTCCCTGTAAAATGTTTTCATTGGTTTTTTAGGTATGAAGGATATGAAGATGAGAATGAATATAGAAGTCTACCCGTACCTCAAGAATATAAATACACCTACATAAACAGGTGGTTCTATTCTACAACCGCGAATCGTTTCAACTTTACACGTTCACAAATTGACGATATGAACGAACCACATCTATTGAAACGTGCCTATTTTACTCTAAACGATGAGCGTGTTCCAAATGTATCCAACAATGACAGAGAATATTTCTTCAGTTACACTCCTTTACGTTCGAGATTGTCCCGTTCGGCTACGGATGTGACGAAGACTTATAATTACGAACCACCTTCACCCAATTATTTACTTAATTACATCTATACGTATAATTTCGCAATGTTCCCAAAGAGTACGTCGCCCTCAGGGTATCTAGACTTTTCTGGTCTGAATTCAGAAAAAACGAAATTGTACATGGAATTGGTAGATGATACAAGTCTCCAGTATGGAAATGGTCAGGAACCGATACAAAAC